GCTTTATCAATAATACCAGAATCGGCATTACCATAAATCAGTTCAGCTACATATTTAATAGGACCAACATCAGCTTCAGTCTTTCTTAATGAAGCCATAATTGGTGCTTTTTCTTCTTGTATCTGTGCTATTTCTTTTTGTAATTGTAAATTTTCATTAGATAATCGTGTTCGTTCTTTTTGTTGTGACTTTCTAATGTTTACAGATTTTGTAGCTGACTCTTCTGATGTTGATCTTGATAAAACTTGATCAACAGAATTGTCCATCGTTTTTATTGTTCTTTTATTTTCTTCAATTCTTTGTTTAATTGATGATACTCTTTCATCATAGATAGCAACCTTATCAGCGATAGGACCCAATTCAACTGAATGTTCAATATGAGCTTTAGATAAGAAACCAAAAATACCCATAGATGTAATTAACATTAAAATACAAACTGCAGCTGTAAGATATGTTTTGAGTAATAAAGGTGCTAATTTCCAATGTCTGTATAACCAAGAAGCAGTTACAAGTTTAGAAAATTCTAATGCACTTCCCATAATCACTACTGGCCAAAAAGCACCAGGAAATATAAGTGCTAGACCTACGATTGAATAATATCCAGCAATACCTGATAATAGGAATGCTGATAAAAAAGTTAAGTGAATCATGAAAAGAAATCCTCCAATGAACTTTGTTTTTCTGTTGACCAATTCAAGCAATCAAGAATAATCTTAATAGGATCCAAGAATGTTTTCTCAAACTGTAAATCATAATCTACAAATTTCTCAATATCAAATTCTTTAGGAATTCTATTTGGAAATGAAATTACAGATTGATTAAATGTATTAGGTGTTTTAAGATAAACGAATTTAATCTTTTCACCATCTTGAATTAACTGATACTTCTTATCAAGTTTAAAATCTTTTAAGAAGTGATTATAAATCAATGCGCCTTTAGCATGAATTGGTGTGCTTTTCTTATATATAGTTGACGAATCTTTATACTCTTTAATACCATTAACACCTCTTGGAAAAGAAATGTCTTCTACTGGAAGATGTTTAAATTCTTCTTTAAAATCAGAAATAAACTTTTGAACATCTTGTTCAGTTCCATTCAACATAACTTTAATAGATTCTTTCATTTTAACACGAACAGCAGATGGTGTTGATGACTTAATCATCTCAAGACCCATGACTTTTAGTTTAGGTTCTTTATATTGAACACCTTCATTGTTGTGAACATTTAGAATATATCTTTTCTTAGCAGTCCAAATACCTTTGTCAGATAGGCCTTCTCGTTTCATCTCCATCTTTTGCTCGTAAGCATGGACATAATCCGCAAGCTCCTTATAACTAACATCAATAAACGGTTGAATTTTAGTTTCACAAACCTTGTCCATGAAAGAGATAACTTTAGTAGTTGACTTCTCGTCTTTGTAGATCGCATTCACCAACGGACTAAGTTTGAGATAGATAGAATCCGTGTCAGACGCAATAACATAATCATCCTCTGTTTTTAATAATTTGTTCATATATCCGTTAAGTTTGCCTTCAATCCAACGAATACTTAATTGACCAGCCAATGTAACTGCCAAAGCTTGCCGTAAATCATAAAATCTAAAATATTGGCTACCAAGAGCACCATAAGCACTATTAAGAGAGACTTTCTTAGCAAGTTGAAGATTATCGTATCTTGCGATTCGTTTAGAGATTTCATATTTCTTGCTCTCGTCTTGTTCGTTCTCATATTCTTGTTTCGCCTTTAACATTAAATTTTTAAATTTCTTACGATCTTCATACATTTCAAGCATCATCTTTGGTAAAAAACCATGCATATCAGTTCTAAAGAATTGGCCATTAGGTGTAATTGTTGCATTTTCTAATTTAGATGTATCAATTTGTTTATTCAACAATTTATCAACATTAACACCTTTAGAAATAATATCTTTCATGGCATCAGTATAATCTTTTGGCTCAATCAATGTTTCTGGTGAAATATTATACTGCATGATAAGATGTGGATAAAGTGAGTTCAAGTCAAACGATGCAACCCAATCATGTTTGCCAACTTGTGGGTCTTTAACATAAGCACCTTCAAAAGCTGAATCTTTAGATTTCACTTCTCTTGGTGGAACAATGATATTTTGTTTGAGTAGATAACTATATGTTAATGAATCCCACATACGAGTTTGAGCAAACACATCATCATAGTTTGATTTTGTGTCATAAGCCAAAGTCATCGCCAATTCAATAAGTTTTAGTTTATCTTCAAGTTCTTGAATAAGTTCAACGTCAACGATATTATACTCGATAAACTTCTGATAGTTTAATTTAAATAGTTCATGTAGATTATCATATTCATCATAGGATAGTTTATTCTTGCCAAGTTCAACTTCAGCAATATAATCTAATCGATAGGACTCTTGTGACTTGCCGCCAGGTGCGTACCATTTGTATAGTTCGATATAATCTAAAGAACAAACACCAGACATATCATAGGCAATAAATTCTCTACCATTGATGACAGTTTTTCGTTCACCAATATAAGTCCATGGAGATAACTTTTTTGTTTCATCTTCACCAAGTATTTTACGGAAACGATTGATGATATATGGAATATCAAAGAATTTGGTGTTCCAGCCAGTGATAATATCTGGACATCTTTTAGTCCAAAGTTCCATAAACTTGTGACACAGCGAATGTTCGTTTTGGCACTTGATATATTTTTCTGTGCCTTTTGTTTCATAGTCACCACAACCAAAAACAATCATATCACCATTAATATATTTAATGGCAATCGCTGTAATTGGTTCATCTGCTTTATATGGATCGGGAAAACCATTCTCTGAACCAACTTCAATATCAATAATTGCTACAGATACTTTATCTTGATCCCATTCGACCATATCAGGATGTTGTTCAGCAATAAAGGCATATTCAAATCTGTTTTGACCATAGATTTTGAAACCTTCAACATCTTCATATTTTTTAATGAAGTCTCTAGTCTCACGAATACCACCTGCCTTGAAAGGTTCAAGATAATCACCATTAAGAGATGTGAAATTAGCAACCTTACGAGATGGCACATACATCGTTGGTTGGTATTCAATTCTTGTTTTAAATCTTTTACCATCTTTCACGCCTCGATAGAGTATATAATTACCCATCGATTGAACATTAGTATAGAAAGTCTTCAAAATTATCCTGTAATGATTTGTTTTTGTGGAGTGATAATACCAGCTCCAAAGATTTGTTTATAATTATTAATAAAGTCTTCAGCTGGCGTATAACTATAAACGACATGTTTTTTGCTGAATGTAAATTTGTTTCCTGTTTTAGGTTCAGCATGAAGTGGGAATGGTGAAAAACCGATACTTGGTTGGCCATCTTTACCACGAACAACTGAAATACCAACTGGAGTTTCAATGACGATTTGTGTTTCTGATTCTGTTTCGAGTTCACCAAGAACATCTTCACCGGTGATTAGTTTTAATGCGATAATATTCATAATTAGTCCTTTTTTCACGAATTACATATTATATATCATTCTTTGATGTATGTCAAGCATAAATACTTTAGTAATTTACTAAGCTACGGACACCAATATGGACATCTTCAATTTAATAGCTGAAGTGGGTTTTCCCATTGCAGCTGCATGTGCTGCTGGATATTTCGTATTCCTTACAGTTAAGTTTATCCTTGATGGTGTTACTGGATCCGTAAAAGGTATGTCTGGTATCATCAAAGCTTTGGATAGACGAGTAGCAGCTATGAATCATGATGTTATTCGCATCGACACTAAAGTATCTCATGCATTAGGTATCCCACCAGATTTAGATAGAATTGCAAGAGCTGAGCAATCGGACGCTAGGAGAGACTAGTGGAAGACTTAGCAGATTTAATTAATAAGTATGGGTTTCCCATTATTGCGGCAGGCGGGTTAGGGTACTTCGTCTACTATGTTTGGAAATGGGTAACTGAAGAAATTGACCCTGTTATAGGTGAATCTAATAAAGTTTTAATTGAA